ACAGTGTTAAATTGTTGATCCCTTCTTAGGTTAGAATAACTAAATACACCGTCTTTTACGTTATTATTGTTAAATATAGCTACAGGGGATTTAACCCTTTCATCAACAAATGAAACTTCTGAAGCTCTAAAGAAAGTTTGCCCCCTAAATAATTTTGATATAAGCTGTATAGAATCAAAAACTTTTTCATCACTCTTAAACATAATATTGCAAGAGTATCTAGGTTCTAAACCTCCTCTGCCATCTGGGACACCTTCAAAGTTGCCATTTGAATCTACAGCATCACAGAATCTGCCAACCTTGTAAAGTTCCCATTTATTAATGTCATTCTCATCTAAATATCTACCTAAACCATATCGAGTATTCGTGAGAAGGTCATATAAAATCCAAGCTGGATTGTCAGTCCAACCTATTTTAAAACTTCCGTCCCAATCTCCCTCGTATATAGATTTTTCTTCTTCTGAGGTGTTTTGAAATTCAGATTTATTTTCGTAATATCTTTTATCTTGTTTCCTACCAAGTCTTTTTGTTGGGAAGTAGTTTGACGGTATTCGAATTAATTTTAATCTAGCATCAAAAGATCTTACTGGTGTAGAGGAAAAACTCTTAGAGTCTATCTTTGTTCCTATGATAGCAGAAAATGGATACGTCAAATTAACGGGAATGATCTCGGTCACCTTAGCAAACGTTAATTCTTTAGAGATTAGAACTGAAAACGTCTCTGCTGATAACTTACTTACTTTAACATATCTCTTTTCTGAGGAAGCATAAGAGCTGTTCGCTGAGTAGTCGTTAAGTCTTGGTAGTGGAAATGGCGTAGATAAATCGGCGCTCCCATTTAAGTTTTCAAAATCTCTAACGTGTTTGAATTTTTCGGGTTCGTCTAAATTGCTTGGGTTGCCTATATCGAGAAGAGTCGTACCTTCTATCAAAGCTGCAATTCTATAAGTTTTTGTCAATGTTGGTTGAAGTGATGCGTCAGATAAAACTTTACCCACCTCAATCTCCACATTCATAATAGTTGGCAATTTATCACCAGCTTTAAAATCATTATCGGCTCCTCCATATTGAACCTCAACAGTATCAAAAAGGGAATCTATTTGTAATGTAACGAAAACCTCAGAAACATTTGGGTTGTTGATATAATAAGTGATTGGGTTAGCTTCTTCGTCTAGAAAATATGAATTGTTTGATGAATTCCACGAAGAGTAATCTTTTGCACGGATAGCTCTCTTGTTATCATTACTACCCTCATTAATAGGTAAGCCATTCTCAAGAGTTATATGGCCGTCTGGACCATCGTATCCAGCAGTCTCCATTTTTAGGTTATCTTTTGTCTCGTCATCATTCCTCTTTATCCTTTGAACCTGACCAACTGATCTGAAAGGCCCATAAACATTTTTATTTATACTTTTGTCTATGTGAACCTTGTTGAAATAACGAAATGGTTCTTGAACCTCTGTACCTGTTCTAGATTCAATTAAAACATTATTATAATTGTATTTAGAGTTGAATGGATCAATATCTTTAATTTGAGTAACCCCCAAATTTGTAACATTGTGGAGGTCTCTTATCAAACTCCGTATATCCATACGGGTTGTCTTGAACTCATCTGCATACTTGCCATTCCAAGCAATCCACTCAGTATTTACGAATACGAATGAACCTCCTAATATATCAGCGCTTTGGTCGAGATTCCCATTCTTATCGCAGATTGGAATTAATAAATCTAAATAATTTTCATTTTTAAAGGCTGGTGAATATAAACCATTCCCCTGAATAAGCGCAACGGTAACTTCTTCTGGTCTGGTGAATTGAATAGCTCCTATGTTATTTAACACATTCCTATCTGGAAAATAGCAGACCATGTAACCTGATCTCCAAGTTCTATGAAAAAACTCTTCGTAAAGTTCCTGAGCGGTAGATTTTTCCCAAACATAAGACCCAAAAACTTTGTCCATTTTGTGCTTTATAAGATCTCTCATGAAGGGGTTTCTCTCCTTACGCACTTTGTTATCCTCATCCAGCAAAAAATCCTCATCCGCTTGAGGAGGTGGACCGAAAATATCCCAAGCTTTTAAAATCTTATCAAAGAAGGATGCCCCTGAAACCCCATCAGCAAATGAGACATCAGCAAACTTCTCAGCAAAAATAAAATCAGCTGCTCCAGTAAAGCTCTCATTATATTCTGGGCTGAAACGTGAATTCCCACTTCGACTACCTGCACCTCCATTATCTCTAATAAAAGCAACAAATAGATCTGAATTAGCCATCGTGGTATTATTAGTGAAGAGCATTTCGTAACGCTCTTCAAAATAAACGTTCGATGCGCTAAACGAAAAATCGTTACGCCCATCAGCGGGTCTTTGTACGCCATTGGAGCTGAAACTCTCCCCAAAAAAACTATAAAAACCAACTCTGGAGAGTCTCAGGCGGGGGACACTCGAGATGAGAGCATTGTACATTGGAGGATCTTTTGTGAATGACGGCGTACTCGACTCACCCTGACTGTTATTACCGCCCCGCACAAATGGTTTAATATTTTCAACTAAAGGTTCAAAATAAACTCTTACAAACCTTTCTGTATCATTGTTCCTCGAGAACGGTGGGCCACCCTGTGCATAATCAAAAACGCTAGCTCCCCCTTTATCTTCTATGTTTAAATTTTGAAAAGTTGATATAGCTTTCGAAACCTTTTTATCATCTGATGAAAATGACTCAGAATCAGGATCGTCATACTGTTTGGTAGCTATAGAGATTGGAGTCCCATCTAAATAAACACCTCTAGACTGCTCTGTTTCATACAAAAGATTTCCTTTATTATCAACTAAACCCTCAATCGGTCCATCCGATATCAAATCTAAAGTTTCAATATAACTAAAAGAAGCTCCAAATTGAAAATTTCCTATTTTAGGAGGCTGCAAAACAGCAGGTTTCACTTTAGGTTTCTTTCCCGCTCCATAGAGTTTTTTCTTTCTAGACAGATGGTTCATGATAGTTATACTTGGTTAGAAATTTCAGATCCATAAGAATTACCCTTAGAAGTAAAAGGGTTGTGAACCATACCATCAAGAGAGTTAGTCGTTTGTGGGAGAGACTTCAATGAAGCTTGAACGACACTTGATCCAACTTTTAACCTACCGTAACCAATAGGAAGGGGGGAGCCTTGAGCGGCAAGATTAATTTGGCTGCTGCTAAACATCAGTGATTTGTTATCTGCGCCCACAGTACTTTGCCCCCCATCAATAGTCCCCGGGTCCATTAAAGCAAATTGAACAACCGCAGAAACCAAGCTGAAAATCAAAGCTACAACAAGATCTGGTAGACCAGACCCGACAATAAAAGGCACAAGGTCTATTTCTTGAGCTTTTTTGCTATTTAAAAATGATTCTTTATTAAGTCTTTTTTTATTAACTAAAATCTCATAAGAGAAACCTTCTTTTTGCAAATCCATTACAGTTTTTCTAAAACCATCCCTATTAGCATCAATAGCCCTAATAACATCTCTAGGCTTACTAATGTCCATTTTGAACACTTCGCCGTACTTTTGAGCTAAAATACCATGTAATCTAATAGTTGTCATAATCCTCCTTAAACCTGTTGTATGTATTTACATCTGTTTCTATATTTTGTGGCTCATAAAGATCAAATTTTTTGGTTTCAATACTGTATATTAAGAATGGTATACAGCAATTATTCGACATTTTTACGTCAAACTCTGAAGGTTCAGCGTCTGTATTAACGTGGCTATGATAAACCGCTAACAAGTCATACCTTTCCTTAAAAAGTAAGTAATTTAGAGGGTCAATCATGAAATGCTGTGAAGGGTCTTCGGCCACATTTTTTTCATTTTGAACAACATAAGCTTCTTCCTCCCTATCAAACCCTAAAAAACCACATATCTCTATAAAAGAGTTGGATTCGGACTCGTCAACTATTACTTGTAAAGCTTCTTTTATATTCATATGTTGTTTTGAGATCCTTGAGTTTTGTAATCAAATCCATCTGTTCCGGGGAACCCTCCAAAAGGTAGTTGGAACTGTGAATTTTGATGAGGAACAAACTCTTGGAATTTACCTTTTGTATATTCTATCGTACGTTTTTGAAATAATCCCGTCTCTCCAAAACCAGTAATATCATAGTTATTATGGGACTCATCTTGAATCACTAGATTGCTGGAGCTTAAGCCTGTCTGCATATCATACCAAAAAGCTAGCCTATCCGAACCTGTAAGAGTGGATAAGTAACCAGTCGCCTCATTATATCTTAGAGGGACATAATCACAGTAATGCCTAGCTGTTTTTTGTAACCCATTGTCGGTTAAATAATATTCTGCATCAGACACTGCATTTGTAGACCCTATATGGCAAACTTCATCGTCGTTAAGTCTACCTGACCAAAGACAAACTTGGCCTATGTCTCCTCCAAAACAAATTTTTTCATCCAAACTACTTGTTTTGTCAGAAAAAAGAGAAAATAAATCAACTCCAGCCGTACCGTTATCAATATTTATAGATGATTTGCTAGAGTAAATAGCTTGTCCATATTGGTTTTTTTGAGGATTAACTAAAATTTCTATTTTCGAATCGGTGTTTTTTCTAAAAACAAGACAATGGAACTTATCTCTAGATGCTATTTTAGTTTCGACTTTTGTTAATTTGCTTTTTGTACCTAATTCTGTGGGGGTAGCTAAATCTAAGTAATGGCCTTTATGTCTATTAATAGAAGTTCTATCTGAGAAATGTAAGTTTGCCCTCACTACATCATCAAACGTGCCATCCGCAGCTGGGCTAAAGGTAAAACTTGTTCTTGGTAATTCATGAGTTGCAAAAATAGCGGGATTATACCAATCCCCATCATCAGCTTGATATTGCGCTTCGCCACGCAGAAAAATTGATAAAGTCCAAGAATCTCCACCAAAAACCCCTGTAACATTGGCATCAGTTGTAGCGAACGAAGCTGCACCTGTTCTGTGTAAATTTAAATAGTCAGATGTCGCCGCTTCTTCTCCAATAAAACTCTTCACCAAGCTCTTGCTAGAAAAACGTTTTTGACAAGCCTCTATTTTTTTGTTGCAACCATCTTTTTGCCAAAATGAGGGATTATTTTCTGGATGCTGCCCTGAATTAGCTTGCGCACACACATACCAAGTTCTGTGAAATATTGGTAGATTCCATTCGCCTCTATCTAAAATAATTGATTTATCTTCAATATAAGCGACATCACCAACAGAATAGCCAGAATCAGGCTGATAAAATAAATTTTGATAATTAAATTCTTCACCAGCGTTTACAGTTATAATATTATTATTAGTGTCAATAAAAGACTCTCCATCTTCCTTTTCTATCGGTAAACCTTCATATCGACATCCTAACCCCCTATACTGCCAGTAACAGTATTTAGCATTTACAGTTCTATGATTAACATCGAAGTTATCTAGATCTAAAGGTAAATTTAACTCAAACTCAACAAAAGATTTGTTTTCTTGCACTTTTTGACCTATAAGATACTTTTCTTCTGAAATCTCAGAATCAGAATTGGCTAACCCGAAAGGGTTTCCGCCATCAAAATTCGCATCATCTAAGTGTTTTACAAAGACTTTTTTTCTAAATACTTTAGCGTTTTTAAAATCTTTGTATTTACCTAAAAAATAAGTAACAATATTGTTGTTATTGCTTACTTTAATCTTAGGTCTTGGTAAAGTCCCATCCCCAAATACTCCAAATCCTTCGGCTTCTACAGGAATAGGCATATATTGTATACCTTGCCAAATCACATTGTTAGCAAAGACGGAGCCGCCATGAAAACTCAAAAATTTATTAGGCGAACCCACTGTATCTGGAAACACTTTGTACAGTTCTAGAATTGCAGTTGGCTGCAAATCCAATAAACTTCTTGCTACTTCATTTTTTCCTTCAACCGCCATGTTTAATATTACACCTTTTCTACTATTATAACCTGTAGAAATGATAATTAAACAATTAATCAATAAAGAAGAGGCTTGGGATGACTTTCTCGATTTTTGTTTGAGATCTAAGCCTTATAAGGTTTTTTGTTCTGGATCTAGAACTATGAGGGTAAATGCAGTCAAAAGATACTTTAAGGAGTTCTGTAGTGATTGTGAGATCTACCACTGCGACGATATTGGTTATGTTTTTTTAAAAGAGTACGAAACTTATAATCACATACAGTTTTTATTCAGTAATAAACGAGGCTCAAATCCAACCAAAATAAAAGCTTTTCATGCAATATTAGATCATGTCCGACAAAAAAATGACAAATACTTTAAGTCAGAGATTAGGAGGACATTTAAAGTCGATTTTTATAAAAAATGGATAGATAGATACGATAAAAGAGCTATAATATTAAATAATAAGGACCAAACTGTCCTATGGTATAATACAGAAAAGATGAAAAAACAGCTTAAAGTAGTAGGCACAAATGATCTCAGCAAACATCTGCAAGACAAAATTGTAGATTATGATATAATCAACGTGGAATCAGGTAAAAATGTTTGTGTTACTCAAATCAGTATTGATGAACAGAAGTATCTTTTTGACGGAAAGCGCGTCTCCTTACGAGAAGGCAAGTGTCTAATTGAAGGAATGATCTCTGACGATAAAACATTTGTAGCGAATATAACTTTAGAATTCAAACCATAATGAATCAAGAATTAGTAAAATATCGTGTATACGATAAAAGAAAGAAATATCATCACTCATACCTATTAAAGGATGAAGCAATTAATTGCGCCAAATACGTCTCTGGCTCAGTGAAAATCATACAAGATGATGGAGAAAAAGAGATTTTTAATAGTAAAAAACGAGCAAAGTAATGTCTCTGGTCAAATCTATCTTAAAAAGCGTTGAATTGTATCTCGCCTTGAGAAACAAACTCGCGTTTTTTGAAATCACAGAAAAACACAACAAAAATAAAAATGAACTTATCGAAGAAATTGAAAAGTTACGCGCTATTGGCGACAATGAGTCCAATGATCGTGCTGACTTCTTGCGGGGGCAGCTCCTCACCGAAAACAAGCAGTTTAAACATATATCAGCCGTCTTCCTTGAAGCTCAAGGCGGGTCAGCCGATTCAGACTGAAGAAGGGGTTTACACCCCCCAGACTAACGAAGTTTGGCATTCAGATGCTCGTTATAGGAAGTTAGAGCGAGAGCTTTACAACAAGTAACTACCTATAAAACTTTCTCCTTTGTAGGAGCAGTAGAATACTTAATCCACTAAGTAAAGCTACACTAGCCTCTGGTATAGCTGTTAATGGGGTTGCATTTCCTTGTACAAGATTTTGCGGAACCGCCTCATCAAACACAAAATTATCCATCCCAAAACAAAAACCTGAATTACCACACTCAGGACAACTTGAATTTCCAGTGTGAGTGCCTGATGCACCCCTATCAAAGATAACTACTTTATCGACGTTATCAAAAGAGCTGGGAAGGAAGACATCTCTAGTGTTTGCTGCACCCCAATCTACGCTGGGTAAAGCGTATATCTCCGTGACAGAAGAGCCATTTAAGTATCCTTGAATACCTATATTTTCTTCATTTGTAGCTGCTTGCCCACCAACAGAAGTATTTGAAGTGATTTGAAAATACTGTAAATCGAAAGGGTTGTTATTTTGAAGAGAGATTTCTATAGCAGAGACTGCGGTCCAATGACCGTGAATTACATCATTCCCCATATCATAATAATCACCTACAGTCTGAAAACTCCAATCTTCGGTAGGTGAAACATATTCAAGAATAACAGATTGTTCTTGATAGCTAATGACTCCATAATTTTGAGAAGTTGTAGTTGTGATGATAGTGTCGCCTGATTCTAAGTAACCCGTCCCCCCTGTAAAGGTGACGATAGCCGCTTTACAAAAACAACATAAAACAAATAGTGATAATAATAAAGGTGTTAATTTTTTCATTTTTTAAGTTTTTTAAGTAAATAGTCTTTAAATTTTGACAATCTTCCAGTGACTTTGTTAAGTAATCTACTTAACTTGCTATCTTCTGGCGCGAAAAACGCAAGTGTCCCAACTAGACCCATTACCGCGATTACAAATTCAGGCAGCGAGGACATATAGGGTGCTAAAATTTTGTCGAATATTTCTTCCATGATTAATAATCAGATAGTTTAGGGGGATTAGTAGGAGGTTCATCTGAATTAATTTTAAGATCCTCCCTTGCTTGAAGTAATTCCTTATCTCTCTTTACCCTCTCCTCTTCAGAAAGCTCCTCTTTTTCTTCGTTCTCCTCAGAAGATGGATTAGATCCTTTAATGTCACCATAACCTTTTTCAGCGTATTCTCTAATGCCTTCGAAGGTTGAAATGCCTAAAACTGACTCAGTAAATCTATTGAATTTGGAAAATGCTCCATATTCTTGCTCTGTAACAACAGCTATCTCTATACCTTCTGTTTTAGCTGCTTTAGCTTGGAAATAGGTTCCGCTTGCAATTGTCATTACTCCAGCGGTTCCCATTGCTGCCATTTTTTGAGTTGTAGCAGCTATAACTCCAACCCCTACCGTAACGTTTTTTGATTTTTTTGTTAGCCTCTTGTTATTTTTATCTGTTTCTATAAGCTTTTGCAAGTTAGAATCATCTGAAGATTCACCTTCGACTTCTGGGTTTTCTTCCTGCTCTTCAGGGGTAGATTCAACTTCTTCTACCTCTTCTGCGACCTTAGATGCACACCCCTCACAAACACATTCTTGACTCTCTAAATTATTAATTCTTTCGAGTAGTGTCCAAGCTGCCTCTCGCAAATGTCTGTCAAGATCAGAGATGATCTCGCTATCATCTGGGTTACAGTATTTTAACGCTAATGCTGTAGCTTCTTCAAGATTTTTATCTGTTTCCCCCATTTGATTTTAATTACACCTAAATCAAATTTTTTGAAATATTTTAATATTAATTAAAATAAATTGTGTAATTAAATCTATGGATCATTGGACAATTATCTCATCCGTAGTATCAGCATTATTCGGGGGAGCTTTGTGGAGGTATATGAGTCACAGACTAAGCGCAGAACAGCAAATAAAAAAATTAGATTACCAAACAGAGGGGGTTCTGCTTAGCAACCTAATTGATAGAGTGAGTAAGTTGGAAGCTCTACTTATCAGCTCCTCTGAAGAAAAAGAGGCTATGAGAGTTCAAATAAGTGAACTAACTGTCCAAGTCACAGAATTAAAAGTCGAGATCAAATTTTTAAGGGAAGAAAATCAAAGACTTAGAGACGAGAATCAAAGTATATAGAAGTTATAAGTAGGCTGGTTTCCCTCTTGAAAAGCATTCTTATAAATGTGGAAATTTAACTTCCCGCCATTTTCAACAATCTTTTTTAAAGCTTCTTCACTTAGGTTGGCAGAACCAGATAAATAAGCCTCACCTTTTTTACTGTTTTTGATCCAACAACCTCCCGCCTTCAGCTTAGACCATTCACTGGAAGAGTCCTTCTGTTGCTTTAATGAAGTCTGATTTATGTTGAGATGGGACACGTTGGTACTGACGCTTGAATCTTCTGTAGTTCCTTCTTGATGTCGGGTCTTCATTGATTAATGATAATGCTTTTCTTATTTTTTTGCAAGTTTTTCCGCTCATAATTTTGCTATGTAACTCTCTGAATCTTTGATGAATCCAAGCCTTCTATAAAGGCTTTTTACTTTGTCTTTGTTTGGTGATTTTTCGGAGCAACCCATTTGTATATGCTCAAAACCGTTATCTCTAGCGTATTTTATCGCTGTTGCTAGTAACTTATAGCCAGCGCGAGGGTTACTGGAAAGCCAAATGTATTCTGAAAATATTTCTAACCCATGCCTTGGACCTTTATCCTTTAGGAAAATTATACCTGCATCATATTTACCTAAATTATTTAGGTTAGCCCACACAAACACATTGTAAGCCAACATCTTGTCGTGAGCAAAAGCTTGCTTAATTGATTCAACTCCATTTGGGAGAAGATAGTGATAGTTATTATCCTCCTCCTTAAGGTTTAAGTAGTCAGAAATATCGTCAGCAGCTTTGTTAAACTGCTCTGCACTAACTATTCTTTTAATCATTTGTGTAAAAGCCCAATGAGCTTACGAATCTCTTTACTTGGGATATCTTTCCAAGACTTCCATTTTGCAACGTCCTCATTTTTATAAGTTTCGTTCTTCCAAAACACCTTCAACATTTCAATAAAATCTTCAAATGAGGATACGCCCTTTTTAGATAGTAAAGTTTTTTGTAAAAGGCCAATAGGTGTAGTAGCCGCTGCCTCCACAGACTCCACAGAGATGCTATTATTAGCGCCCTTGGACTTATCAATCTCATCTGCGCCTACAATATGGATATTCAAAAAGTTGCGAACGCAACGTACAAAAGCTCTGTTGCAAGCTATCGTCTCCAAAAATTTTGAAGCAAATGAGTCTGTGTTATCTAGTGTAGCATTAGCTACGTCTTGATAAGCGACCCGCTCTTTTCCGCTCTCATAATTAGCAGACCAAAGGATTTCGCAAGAGGCGACAACGTAACTCTCAGATACATTATCAATCTCAAATGACACATTCTCAAAACCCCTAAGTCGAGCTAGTTCTTTAATGCCCCCAAGCATGATGAGTAACTGATTGTCAGCTAAACCGTCAGAAGAGTCTGGTACAGGCTTGTTCCTATAATTGAACCAATCCCGATTTGGGTAAAGAAACTCAGGTTTAATCATAGCTCGCCAATTTACCGAACCATCTTCATTAAAGACGTAATCAACATTCTCTAGGAGACCATGCTCGTCCCTCTTGTAAAGATCGGGTCCGAATAGTTTTTTCTTGGTGGCTTTCTTAGCTACTTTTTTCTTGCTCATAAATATAGAAGTGTTTGGACTCTTCCCAGTATTCAGGAGTATCCAATACTTTATCGCAGGAGTCAAGCCCTTTTTTGTAATGAGCGTAACTCATGTAAACTTTATCCGCCTCAATGATTTTTTTATTACTTAAAAATTTTGCATCATCAGAGAAAACAATAGGTTCCCTTGCGTCATGCTTTGGGTGAACTTGGATTTCAAAGTATTTATTTCTTAAGAAGGATAAATCATCCTCTTTGTCTGAAAGTAGAATAAAGTCTATCCCTAGCTTTTTAAGGGATTCAAAGTACTCTTCAGGGATTGTATCGTTCTTATCTTGAACAGTATAAAGGATTCTTTTTATATTCTCACGAAACTGCATGAGCATACTAATTTGTGGTAACTGGTCTGTCACCAATATAACTTCATGATTAGCGCAGTAATACAAAAGAGCCTCTTCCTCCACACCGTAGTCTATACGGACAAAAAGGCTTCTGGGTAGACCTTTAGTTATTGCTGTGGGGACTACCTCGACAATTTTTTGATAGTAAGAATCTCCAATATTAATTGTTTTAAAATTAAATTTTAATTGGCCCAAGCCGCAAAATTCTAATATTTTTTTGCAAACTTCCTCTGGTTTAATTGAATCAATCTGTCTTTGAGGGTCTTCAGCCGAAAAGCATGGGTTTAAATTCCAATTAGGCTCTAAACAAGCTTTATCTTTAAAGCTGCCCCAAAATGGCTTGGTGTTGCTAGCGTAATTATTACCATGTAATGTTATAGTTTTAACATCTTGAGCGCTTGCGTATTGGGCTAAGTAACTATCTGGACCTAAATATAACATGCTCTTGGCGACAAGGTAAGCTTCATTTTTTAAGCTACAGCTTAAGTGTCTACTTACTCCCATGATTGCGTTTTCACCACCAATTTGATAAATTTTTATGCCATGATCATCTAGAGCCTCTCTCAGTAACTGAAATACTGTAGAGTAGTGCTTGTATATTTTAGAGGCTTGCCTCTCGCTGTTATAAAACAAAATATACTTTTCATCCAAACAGGGAAAGAAGTGTTGTTGAAGGTCAGGCTTAGAAACTTTAACCCCTAAACTCTTTGAATATTCGTGTAGTAAGTGGGACATTATATAAAAGAGAATTCGTGTTTGGTGATTCCGTTATGCGTGAAGCATATGGATTTTTGGGTTGTTGCATGAGGGTAAAAAGCCGCACTAAATAAGCCTTCTGATTGGCCAGCCCCTTCTAAAGAAAATGCGTTCTCCATCTCTTTCGAATATCTAAGAACTTTATGTACATGGGGGCTGTCCTCAATCAACTCGAAACACTCTGGATTGGTGAATACATAAATGTTGTAGTCAGAATACTGTTTTTTAAGCCTCTCCATCAGTGAATTAACCAACAAGACATCGACTTCAGACTGCGGAATGACTACAGCAATTCTAGAGCCTTTATCTTCGTTGCCAAGTAAGTCCTGCAAAGATGGGATTTGACTCTTTTCTATTTGCTGCTGAGCTGTTTTTCTAAAATGTTGTATAATCTCCTCTGCTTTGGCCCCAGATTTCATTTTACTCGTCCAATGCTTCACCCCTAAAGAGTTTTCATCTACATCCTCATCTAATATATTCTTATAGATATCTATTAAGAACTCTGTTAAATCAGTATGTTGATCAATTTCATACTTTGGGTTGTAATCTCTTGATTTAGAGTCATAGTCATAATCAACATCTGGCATGTTGTCGATTATCTCCTCTAATTGTTTACCAATAACCTCAGTCGAGAAGTTTTCAATAGTCCACTGTCGAGCGACTTTACCCATCTCACTTTTTTGTGAGGGAGCCATTTTGTAAACATTCTCTATCTCACGGCTTATTGATGTTGGGCAAGTTGACGCTTTAATGAATTGCGTCCCGGGTTCTCTATACTCATTCCAATCCAGTGGGATACCACCGCTTTCTTCAGTGCAATTATCTTCCCCGCACGAATAATCAGTAACTAAAGTTACAAGCTCAGTAAGTTTAGCTTCTTGGATAGGGATCTCTTGACCCCCGCTTGTGAACGGGTGACAATATAGATCCATAAGATTGTAAATTTCATTCAACTGTTTTTCATCCACACCCTTGCGAGTGTTAGTTGTATTTACGGACTTTTTAGAGCCACAGTTGTTACAGTTTTTTTCTTGCCCTTCGTAAGGTTTGACTGTGTAAGTATTACATTTAGAGCAAACATAAGTCGTTAAAATATCTGAAGGATCTAAGCTCTTCTCAGCGATAAGATCGTTGATATTCCAACCTTCTACCCAATGAGTATGTAGAAATAGTTTAGCTTTAGAATCTGGATTATTTTCCTTAAATACTTTGAAACCTTCAAGCAGGTTTGGTACTGATTTGCGGAGTTGGTTTCTGAATACAAAACCTATAATAAACTCATCAGACAAGCCATGACGCTTTCGTAGTTTTAAACGATCTTCATCTGGTAGGCGAACAAAATTATTATGCTCTAGAGAGCCTCTGAGAGTCTTTACATGGTCGTATCCAAGTTCACTCATTGCTTTTTCTGCAAAGCTAGCCCAGACATAATAGTTCTTTGTTTTTGGCGCATACTCTATAGCTTGAGGAAGGATTGGTAAACTGTCTAAGGTCGTCCAAATCATGCAGTTGATCTTATTCCACCAAGGCTTATGATGATAATCTTTAAAAGCCCAAATATCCTCCATGCCGATATAAACATCGGGCTTAAATTCTTTTACAGCGCGGTCAACAGCAGATAGACCATAACCCTCTGCCCTTTGCATATGTTGATCCATGCCTTGTAAGGATTGTCTGGGGGGTGAAGCACCCACAGCTTTCCAAGGCATTAAAGATAGTAGGGGGTTGGACCACTCCAACCCATTAGCCAACTCAATCAACTCATACTTACCTGTATTATGCAGGTAACGCATGATATTCTTCTTGTTCTTACCAAAACCCGTAAAAGCTTTACAGGAGTTAGAGTGAATTAAAACTTTTTTCTTCACTGCCGCGATTTAATCTCTTCGTTTTTAGTCAAACGGTAAGCGTAAAGCTCTTGTAGTGCAAACTTGAAAAATTCAAGTAAGCAATAAGCTTCTGACATTTCTACCCCTATCCCAAACTTGTTTGTAGAATTTCTAATGATGCCAAAGGAAAAAGCGTTTGGTCGCCCATTTCTTTCCCACGGTTTAAATGAGATTTGAGTCTTGTTATCCTCGTAAGAATGGTAAGCTTTGAACTCGGTATTTTTTTCAATAGCGTGAATCAAACCTCCAATTTCGACCTCGTTTAATTTAATTGAAATCGAAGCCTCTGGGTTTTTCGAATTTTGAGAGAAAGAACCAGTCTTCTTTTTGTCATCCCAAGAAAACTGCCTAACCGCCCTGACATAAACACAAGGTTCGCCTTTTTGGTTGGCGCTGCCAATATCGCAACTAAAAGCGCAACCAGTATTTCTGGGGTTAGGTTTGTAAAGCTGAACAATCATAAACGATAATATATAGAATAGCTTGTAATTCAATAATTAATGTTTATCGCTGGATTCTATTATCGGCTCTGCGATATTTCTTAAAAGAAACTCTCTGTTATCTCTAATTACTGGTATCTTACAGACCCTATTAAAACTTTGAGAAAAAGAATCAATCAGATTGATGATCACTTCAATCCTAGAAGATTCATAAACGTAAACCTCTTTAAGGTATTGAAGAAGGTAATGGAGAGCTTTCCTCCTTAACTCTAATTCATAGAATTGATTGTACAGATTGTTTTCAGCAGTTAAAGACATTTTTTGAGTAATTTTTTGCAGAAGAGTCTTCTCTATAGGTTTACTCAATCCATAATATAAAGTGATATTAGCTACATCAGAATAAACATGACCCCTGCATCCATACCTAAGATCTTTGAATAAAAAATTGTTCCCCTCAGTAAAAACTGAATTTTTATCAAAATCTCCTATTATATTGCCAGTGTAAATTTTGGGTAAAGCGTGTAATTTGCTTAAGATGTCCGATTTTAATTGGTTAATTATATTTTCGCATTTATCATAATCAGAGTGATTATCTATATAAGACTTTTGGTCTAAGTCGAAAATAGATTTCATATCTTCCTCTTTCATTGAGTCGGATAGTAGGGTTTTGTACAACAATTTATAATTGCCGTTTGAAGCAAAATCACAATAGAAATCAACAAATAAATCTAAATTAGATGATAGGTGAGATCTCCCATAATCAAACAAAGATTCTGACCTGTTGGATTCGCAAATTAAATATGATATTTTATCTCCTACTTTAACAACTCCACTATCGACATATTTTGGAACAGACTTGGACTTGCAAAGCTTTGTGTTTTTTATTTCCCTATTAAATTTTTCGCTTTCATGGTCTAATGAAAATTTTAAATCAAATATATTAGACCCGCTATATATATGGTAGAAATCATAATCCTCTTCAACACATACTAAAGAAATTTTATCTACTTTAATATCGCATTTAGAAAAAGATAAAATCTTTTTGATTATTTTAGTCTCAGTAGCTGTTATCCTACCGCTAGATGGTAAGGTGTATAGCCTGTCCTTAAATATAGAATCGCTTTTCACAATTTATTATAACAAAAACCCGCCCCTTTTAAAGGGACGGGTCTTGCGTTATGGCTACAACCCAATATTACCTATTAAAATCAACGAACTCGACCAAAGTTACGAGAACCTGAACGAACTCCAGCGATGCTGGTTTTCGAAAAACGGCGGGTCCGATTAAAATTGCGATCATAAATCACAATTGTTTGATCTGTTTCAGACTGAAGCTGAGCGTTAAGGGATTCGCCCTGCTTAGTGTAAAGACCGAAGAAACGACCTTTTGAATTACGAATAGCTTTAAGAACTGACTTACTCATGTTTGTATATTAGTAAACTTTGATGGTCTTGTCAACAACTTTTAGTGATAATTTTTTGTTTTTCTCTTCGCCCATGATAAATGAGGCTAGTGGGAACTGAATTAGCTTCACAACTAGAGCTTTTATGTTCCTAGCATTTAGTTTTTTAGCTTTAATTTCCTCGACTAGAAACTTCTGGATTGCCTTGGGAACAGAAAGATTAATACCTTTGTCGGATAAACGATTTTTAATCTTATTTATTTCTACACCTACAATATTCGCCATAATCTCATCATTTAGCGTATTGAAGATTAGGGTATTTTGTATTCTAGCTATTAGCTCTGGTCGTAGGTATTTACTCAAACTTTCTTTATAAGAATCCTGCTCATTATTTTCGGACATAAAGCCCATTGTGTTTTTTGTCGCTTCTTTGTGGCCAATGTTTGTTGTCATCACAATAATGCATTTTGAGAAGTCAATGCGTCTATTGAAGCTGTCTGAGATGTAGCCTTCGTCGAGTAGATGTAAGAGTAAATCTAGAATTTTGGGATCACATTTCTCAATCTCATCAAACAAAATAACAGAGTTTGGATTGTCTATAACAAATTCACTTAGGATTCCCCCGTCTTCATGGCCAATATAACCAGCATTTGCCCCAAGCAATTTAGAGATACCAGTCTTATCTTGGTATTCACTCATGTTGATTTGAAGGAATGAATTCTTGTTACCAAAAAAGTGTTTAGAAATATTCTTAGCTGTAAATGTCTTGCCAACGCTAGTTGGGCCGACAAACAAGAAGTTAGCCAAAGGTTTATTTGGATCGTTTAGTCCCACCTTTACAGAAGCGAGGATGTTGTAAATTCTGTCTAAAGCTTCCTCTTGACCAAATATTTCTGACCGCATCTTCTTTTTAAAATTAGAAAAAGATTTGTTACTTTCTCCAATTATTTTTTTAGGTATGCCCGTCTTTTTTTCGAAGACCTCAAGAATATGATTCCTTGAAACTTTTCTTTTCTTGTCTTCTTTGTCTATATAAGAGACTAAATCTTTAATATATTCTTTAATTAATCTTCCTGATTCTTCCTCAGTGTCTGAATCTTTACCCTTTATAGAAAACCTTTCTCTAATATTAGCTAAGTCTTCAGTGGGATAGTCCTGATCAATTTTTGCTTTAGCTCCAACTTGGTCAATAACATCAAAAGCTTTCTCAGGGAACTTCTTATTCGATAAATAGATTTCGCTAAGATCTAATATGTCTTGAATATTTTTTCTTGAGTATTTAACTCTGTGAAAATTTTCATAGTATGAAATACTATTGTCAATCATAAGCTGAGTTTGCTCTTTTGTTGGCTCTTTTACCTCAACTTTATCAAACCTTCTTTTAAGAGCGGGGTCTTTCCCAAAAGACTTTTCGTATTCTTTGAAGGTTGTAGCTCCTATGCATTTAACGTCCCCTCTGGCAAGAGCGGGTTTGAGCATATTTGAAGCATCTATACCGTTCTCGCTGGAGTTACCAGCACCCATCAAGGTGTGAATTTCATCAATAAATAAGATTGCTTCAGGGCGAGATTCGACATCTTTAAGTAAGCCTTTGAATCTCTCCTCAAACTGACCTCTGTATTGAGTGCCAGCTACCATAGATGCCATATCAACGCTGTATACGGTACAAAAACTGATATGGGCTGGAACCTCATCCCTAACTATTTTTTGAGCTAATCCTTCAGCAATTGCCGTTTTACCAACGCCAGAATCTCCCAGTAATACAGCATTACTTTTATTCTTTTTTGACAAAATCTCAATCAAACTATCTATCTCCTCATCCCTTGAGGTTATAGGAGCTTGATTTTCCTCCATAGCTCGATCATTAAGGTTCACGCAGTACTCATCTAAAAATCCAGAAGGCTCGCCCCCCATAGATGTCTTAAGTAGGTCTAAAAACTCTTCTGAAGGCTTAGATTCTAGAGAAAAAACTTCCGATTTAGGGATTGCTAAATTAGCGTCTATAGTCAATTCAAGGAGAACCTCAGACATGCTCAAAACATCGCAAGAATCTGATTCTATAGCCTTACAGAACTGAGACGACAAAATGCAGTAGAGTATATGATCTACCCCAATAAAAAAGTCCTCATTATCGTCAGCGAATGACTTAGCGTCAGATATGACATCATTTAGTTCAGAATGCCAAGCATTTTCGTTTTTAGATCTTAAGAAGTAACTGTCATTTTCAGCGCAGAAACTTTTAAAATCTTTTACATATTCTTTAGACGAGTACTGAATACCTCTACTCTCAAGCAGAAGTCGAACCCTATCAGAAAGGTTACATAAGCAACCGTAAAATAAGTGAGGTATCCTAATTAGAGCATGGTTATTTGATTTGGCGAAAAGTTTAGCATCCTTTATAGCTTTTTTTGCTTTTGGAGTCAGATTATAATCGGTTAGAGACATCATATATAGTTACGCTTATTTTACCTGAGAAAGCTTCATATAAATCTTATCTTTTAAAGTATTTATTGTATTAGCAAATATTATGTCGTCACCCTTACTTCCTGTGAGTATGACCACATCGTCTTTCTTAGGCAATTTATTACCAGCATCAAGGTAATCTGTCAAGCGTGATTCTCTATTACTATCCATAAATAAAGCATTAATCACGCCTTTTTCGTCATGCAGTTCTAACCTAGCATATTTATTGCCGTTTCTGCTTGTTCTCTTAGTTATGTCGGCTAATACGCCAACACATCTCACTTCAGACCTGTCACCCGCCATCTTCACGGATTCAGAGCATTGGTAATCTTCAGGGTGCTTAAATATATCCCTGATGCTATAAGAGTAACTGTAACCCAAAAGCTTAGTTTCGAAATACCAGTTCGCATACTTAATAGAGTGTTTATTGAGTCTGCAAATCTCCTTGTAAGGCTCCCACTTTTTCTTTAGGGTATTGATTCTGGTATCTCTGAAAATCTTTTTGTTGTCATCTGCAACCATTTCATTAGTTATGACATCATTAATTGAGTCTATTATATTGTAATTATAATTCTCACCTAAAGCTATGAAATTCCTTTTCTCTCTATCTGTTAAGGCATTAAAAACTTGAGCCTCCAAAACCAAATCGGAACGATTACCATCCACAAAAGACTCTAAAAGGCCAGCTTGAATTAAGCTAGATAATACACCGATATTAAGACCAACCTGCTTTGCTACCACAAACACCTCATATTTGTTTGCAAAAGAACCCTCTCTGAAATCTAGGAGGTTAATCAAAACCTTCTCAGAAACGCCCTTGATTGAATTAAGACCATATCTGATGTCCTTACCCTCAATCTTGAAATCAATATCTGACTTGTTGAGATCTGGCGGGAGAAGCATAATATCAAAATTAGCCAACTCCTGAGATATCTTTGCTATCTCTTCATGACTGTTTGGCTCAAACTTAGCGAACCTCAAAAGACTTAAAAAGAATTCTTGTGGATATTTAAATTTTAAATAAACTGTAATAGCTGCCAAATATGCATAACTGATTGAGTGGGATTTGTTGAATGAGTAGTTTGCTGAGTCTTCAGCCACCTTCCACAGAACATCAGCTATAACAGGATCTGGATTTTCAAGCTGGCTAACCTTCTCGCTAATCTTAGCTTTCCAAGCTGGCATTTGATCAATCTTCTTCTTGCCGACAATGCGACGAAGCTGTTCTGAATCATCTAAGCTGAACCCAACCTTCACAGCCATCTTCATTAATTGCTCTTGATAAAGAGGAATGCCCCCTGTGTAGTCTAGAACAGAATCAAAGAACTCATGTACTGATTGGGATTCTCCAGTCTTAGCGTATTCGGCATAGCGATCTTTGAAGTCTAACGCTCCGGGTCTAGCAATAGCTACCACAGCGGAAAGTTGCTCAAGATTTCTTGGTGCAATCTTTTGGCAGACTTTGAAGTTTGTATCCGCTTCGATCTGAAACAAGCCTTGAGGATTTTGCAGATCAGACAAGGCTGTATAAATCAAAGGGTCGTGAGGATCAATATCATTTACATCCAGA